AAGAATGCGGCCAATGATGCTTGTGCTTCCAGTGATTGGGGAAACTGTAGAAGCAGCTAGACCAGAAACCTTACCAGCGTTAGCAGAGATAACGAGGTGGTTGTTTACTGTCATGCTTCCATCAACCCAGTCGATAGCTGTATCAGCTAGAGTAAAGATACCGCGAGTAGCTACAGGTACAGCTTGTCCGGTTAGAACAGCTTGTAGTTCAGCGCGCTTTACAGGATTATAAAGTAGTCTCTCACCGTTTTCATCAGCGGCTAGAGTTTGATTTAGTGTAAGACCAAGAACTGGCTCACCAGCTGTAGCAGCAGTGAATCTCAAAGGTACAGCAGGATACTGAGCAGCGCCCAAGAATGGGTAATCTGCCTTACCAAGTGTATTTGTGATATCGGTAGCTGTGTACTGAATTGGATCTAGGTCCAAATTACCAGCAGATACCTTAACGAAAACACCAGCTGAACCATTGCCATTTGTAGATGGACTGGCATCAACAGTGTCGCTTGCGAACATGTTGACAACATCAACGTCGCTATACTGTCTGAATGGATATAATCTTAGTGACATATATTTTTAAAATTTAACTGTTATATTTTCCTTACTGAAAGCCTTACCTAGTCTTTCCTTCCAAGAAGTCTTTGTTTCTGTTGGAGTGTTTGCTTGAGCGGGTATAGCTGGCTCTTCGCGTTTGGCATTAGCCAAAGCTGTTTCAACTTCAACTGTCTTTTGGACAACTTCAGTTTGTTGAGTCTTAACTTGTCCCATTCTCTTAGCCAACTCGGCTTCAAGACGCTCTTGGAAAATCTTATCTTGATCTTGCTTGGAAGCCTTGTTCTTGTGTCTAAAAAGAACAGCTAACTTCTCCTTATATGAAGCAAAAGCTTCATCAGATGTATCTAAACCAGAAATTTCTTTGGCTAGATAACTACGATCAACTTCATCTAGATCGTATTCGCTATCAAGATTAGCCATTCTAGAATTATAAATTTCTTGAGCGGCTTGTGCAGAAATTGTGTTTTGAAGTTCTTCTAGCTTTGCGGCTGTCTCAGCTAGCTTCTTGTTGTTATCTTCAAGATCTTTCTTGAATTGTTCAGCTTGAGCGATTGCTTCAGCCTTAGCGACTTCAGCCTTCTCCATCTCTAGCTTGATTTCTTCGTTCTTTTGTTTAATGCTGTCAGCGATTTTAGCAGAAATTGAGGCAACTGCTTCTTCACTAAACTTAACAGTTTCTTGCTTTTCAGCGAGAACTGTCTTTAATGCAGATAGTATTTGTTCTAAATCCATAATTTTAGTTTTGGTATTATTTACAGGTTGTTTATCAGATTGTGAAAATAATTTATTATTTAAACTTAGTAAATCTAAAGAATTTACTTCATAACATTCAGCTTCTTCGACTTCCATCTCATCTTCCTCATCATCCTCCTCTTCGTTTTCTTCTTCATCATTTTCTGTTTTCATTGCAGATGTACCATCATCAATTACAACTCCTTGAACATCAGCGGCAGGATTTGTTGTGAATCCGATACCCAAAGGATAAATACGACCAGTGACTAAACGATATACAGGAGTACCATCATTCATCACGCCAGGACCATCAAAACCTTTTAGATATTTCTTAAACTCTTCGATTTGTTCTTTTTTAGTAATTATTTCAGCTTGCTTTAAATCTAAACTACCAACGGCGACTAAATATTCATTGAATCCAATTTCCCAACTTGCGCTAATTCTTTCAAACAAAGCAGACTCTGGATCGTTTGAATCCATAAGCGCATCAGCAAATTGGCGATCAACTGTTTTATAAACGACTGCCGCCAAAGCTATGTTAAATGGATTCAAAGTTCCTCTTACATCATCATCCGATAGAATTTTATTTTCTCCATAAGATGAAAATGCTGAATTAACAATATGACCAACTACTCTTTGCTTTTTGTGTTCAATATTTGTTGGCTTGTGTATAAAATATTTCTTAAATGCAATAGCTGTATTTGTGTCGATGCCGTCGCCATTTTTATTAAAACGATTTACAACAGCAGCATTGAACGCAGCACCAACTAAATCTACATTTTTATCTAGATTAACAGTTGCAGGAATAATTGATTTCAGTGGCTCAAGTGAAGCTTGAGATAGCAAAATATTTTTATCAAAGTTCACTGAAGCAGTAACTATATTCTCAAATGATGTTTTATAAAGGAACATATTATTAGATTTTACACTGAATATTTAGTGCTGTGATATAAAAGACCAGCAGCATAACTATCTAATTCATGTTCTGCGGCAACATTTTGAATATTATTTAATATTCCTAATTGATCTAATTTTGTTGGATCATTAAGAACTTCAACAGCTAAATTGTTCCAAGAATCATATTCTGAACCCATAATAATTGCCTCAGAAATACCATTGGCTAATTTCTTTTGTTCAGAATTTAAAGACTTTTTAGAATATTTCTTTTTCAAACCAGATTCTACTAATGCATACAAATCTTTTGTTTTATCAAGAACTTTAGCTATAGCATCTCTGGAATAAACTGAAGCTTTAGCGCCGATTGGACGACCTTTTTCATTTGGAGTGGAAGTCTTTTTAATTGGTGCTGCGCCAATTTCTGGAACTGGTGGAGGTATAACAGGAACACCACCAACAATTGGATTATAATAACCTTGTTTTCTTTCTTGTACAAATTTCTCTTGAGCAGAAACAAGTTCTTCTTTAGTTGGATATATACCAGTTTCGATAACCTTGATACCTTCTTCTGGAGGAAGAATACCAAGCTCCATCATGCGAGTAACAACGCGATTGAATTGAGTTTCATCCTTGATTGATACCTCTTCGAACTTAGCGATTGGGCATTTACCTTTAAATCCTAAATTACGGAAAATTAATTCCATCTCAGGCTGTAGAAAATCATTTAAGAAAGCTTTTCTAGCTTCCTTCAATCTTTCGAAGAATACTTGAGCTTTTACTGTTGTATTAGCGAACTTTTCAGAACCAATTAATATATTCTGTAAACCTTCTTTAATATCTTCGTTAACTACTTTATATTTTTCATAACCTAATACTTTATTCATATCAGGAATTATAAATTCAGCTTTTGTTGTATAATCAGCTACAAGAACACGACCAACAGATTGATTACTTAAAAGACTTTGCATTGCTTTAATATTTTTATGATTGATACCACCTTTAGTAGGTTCAGTACCCATTGTTATTAATAGAATAACATTCTCAATTGTGCGGCAAATAGCTTGATCAATCTTTTTCATTTCCATTTTAAAATTAATATCATCAAGAACAGCAAATCCAAATGGCACAGCAAAAGGCTCATAATCTTGTTTCTTATAAAAAGAATAAATAATATTTGTTGGATTAATTTGAATCTTTAATCCATCACGCGCCCATTGACCGTTAGTAATCTTATCTTGAGTTTCCTTATCTAAACTATCAAAAACCATTTTATCATGTTCATTCTTTGGTGAACGAAGTCTTTCTAATTCGTACTCAGAAAGAATTTTTTGATAAACAACTTGATGCCAAGAACTTGTATGATTAGTAGTAAGATAAAAAGGATTTAAAAGTATATACTGAACTGGAATCAAATTCTTTACATCATAATTTGTTGGATAATTATATAATTTTATATCTGTATTATAAGATGCGCCATCATATGCAGCATATGTTTCTAAAATCTTTTGAAAATCATCGATTTCAAATTTTGCATTTATCTTATAAAAGAAAACATTACCGCTGCGATAATATTCGCGGAAATATTGATCCTTAACATTCCACATTCTTGTATACTTCATCCATTTAGCAAAGAAGTCCTTAGCTTTCTGACTGCCACCCTCAAGATAAATCTCGGCGTTAGCAAACTCAGACATGATATCTACTGCATTTCTAAAAATAGCAACATTAGCATAAGCTTTTTGACATAATTCTATAGCATCGCGTATATTATAACCATTTACTGAAAACTCAAAAGGTAATAAACCTTCACGAATATTACCATATTTATAAATCTTTGGCCCAACATATGCTAAATTTCTTCTTAGATTAGTTGATTCTCCAGGTCCATTTCTTTCATAAGTTGAAGCTTTTGACTCTTGTTGATAAAATGGATCACCAACCAAAGAAGGTTCAGAATAATCTTTTAGCATGTCTTCAAGAGGCGCGGTTTGTCCTTCTTGAGCTTTTGAGAATTTACTCCAATAATCTGAACGTTTATTATATTTACGACTCATGATAATAATAGTTACACAAAGTAACTTTAAAAGTGACTTTTTAACTTTTATGCAATAAACATTGGCTCGAAAGTTTCAGTAATATCCTCGACATGAGTATTGTACATATCAAAATATATTTTACACAACCAATTTCCCAAAACTAATGCAGAATAACTATCTTTTCTAGGTTTATCTGGTCCAGATTTACGTTTTAAATTTGGAGGTAAATCAAAATTTTGCATACCTTGTGCAGAAGTTGTGATTTGTATTAAAGCGCATTCTGTTTTTGTTAACATAATCATATCAGATAAATGCTCAACAAAGTCGATCATCTTAGCTTCTTCATTTTCTTTTTCAGTATCCAAAGCATTTGAAAATTTAAGATCAGTTATGCCAATATGTTTTTTTGTTTGACTTCTAAAATTATCATCAATAGCACGACTGGCAAAATATGTGCGACGATGATCAAAATTAGCTTGTAATAATTCATTTGCTTGACGTATCCATGTAGAAGTAGGTTTTCTTAAAAAAACATATTTATAATCTGTTTTATTATACTCGCTTTTTGCAGAATATAAATTCTGAGCATATTCTTCAGACCTTTCAAATTCTGTAACCATTGGTTTTAAATTGATTTTAGCATCTTTAAATAATTCGCTTTCGTTACAAGAGTTCATAAACTGAACACCGCCATTATAGTCCATACAAATACCAACAACATTAAAGTTCTGAAGTAGATACAAGAAATATTTAATATGATCTTTCAAAGAAGATCCTGATAAAGCATAAGAATGTACTAATGTACATATCTGTTTTTCTTTATTTATTTTTAAAACTTGAATAGCAAAATCGTCAGACGATTCTGTTTCCGACCAAGAAGGGTCAACAGAAAATATATATTCATCTTCTGGATTGCCAACAACTTCAACAGATGGTTGTTCTCCATCTGGAACTGTACATAAAGCCATCTTTGATATTTTGAAATAACCAGAACTATCATCACTAAATTGTGCGCCAAATTCTCGCAAGAACTGCGACTCACTCATTGTTGCTTTGGCTTGATTAATCAAATTCTGATCATATAACTGCAAAGGAGCGCAATCATATGAGAATTGCATAATACAACGCTTTGTCTTTTCTTTATTCTTAGGATTAAAAATTAAATTCTCGTATTGTTCATATAATTTATAAAGATACTCAAATTTAAATGAAGCAGACGACAAAGCAATCAATTTATTATTGGGCCAAATATATCTATCATCTTCATTCATTTCGCCTTTAGCGATCAATTGAGTTTCAAGATTATAAAGTTCTTCTCTTTGTGTTGGATTCTGCACAACCGACAAGAATGGTACGATTACTTCATTATATATTCTTTCTGGCATCAAGAGAAACTCGTCAATAATGATTCTATGAAAACGAAAACCGCGAAGCTTTTCGCCATCACCCAATGGCAATGCACGAATACGGCTTTTGCCAATTTCCATGATCCATTCATCATTAGACTTTGATACTTTTGTTATACATTGCTTTAAAAGATATGCTTCAGGCTTTGCGGCAATATCTTCTATCTTTTTAAATATCATTTTAGACTGACGAAATGAACGAGATAATATACCAGTTTCAACACCCTGATTTAGTATAGCATCTAGCACGGCATATATACCTGTGGTGTAAGATTTACTCATACCACGGGACCATACGCCCAAGAAATAATCACTTTCCAACATGCCTTTAATTGCCATGTGTTGAAAAGGAAATAATTTTACGCCTGTGATAAGATCAGTAGCAAAAGTAGTATTATTGCGAAGAAATTGATAAAACAATAATTTCGCTTCTCGTTCTTCTAAATAACCAGGAATCTTAGCTAATTCCTCATTGGAAATTAACCGCGACTTCCTTAATGCTTGATTACCAGTTTCCCATGCACACATTTGCTTTTTCTTTCTTTCTATTTAAATAAATATTTGCGTCTAAATATAAATGATAACAAGCTTTCTTAGTTACAGAATTTCCGTTAAGTCTGAAATGCATTATTTTTCCTCTTTTTTGAAAATTATTAGACTTAGATCCAGTTATTTTTTTTATATATATTGCGAAATTTTCAACTATTTCCTTGGTTCCATAAAGACCAATACACCATGCATATTTTCTATCTTTTGGAGTAAATTTAATTATAGTTCCATCACCATCGACGCATCCTCTCCAAAATGATTTTTGCAAAATTTCATTATCAAAAAATAAAGGTTTCGCTGTTAAAGATTTATTATTGCTAATTCCAAGTTCATCTAATTTATTAGCCATATGCATATTAGTTATGATTAATCTGCATCTATTTCTTTTTTCATCTTTAAAAATAGGCCCTGAATAAGCAACGCATTTTTTAAATTTTTCTAAATGCTCAATATCTGAAAGTTGGAGATCAATAGATAAATAAGAAATTTTATTTCTTTTAATACCTATATAACCATCTGCTATTAAAAAACCTAACCAATAAGCCTTCTCTTCGCAATCAATCGAATCAAAATAATTTTCATTTAGATTGTAACGTTTTTTACCACTCATTTTAAAAAGTTTCTAAAAAGTATTGAATATCTACCTGCCATAATGATCTACCATGATATAATAATCTAGGTATAATATCTAATGATTTATTTCTATCACCAGTAAATATAAATTGCGTATGTCTTGGATATTTATGGCACAAGCTACGCATATTATGAAAAACATATTCTAGATTTGTTTTTCTATTATATTTCTTTTGATTTATTAAAATATTTGTTATAGTTGTCTCTACAACAACAAACAAATAACAATTCAGCTCAACAGCTCTTTGGACTTCACGCTCAAACCTTTCAATGCCAGAAGCCATTGTTCCAAGAAAATCTGATTCACTTTTTCTATCAACAAATGTGTTAGTAAAATATTTCTTATCAGCAATAAGATAATCTCCAACATAAATTTTTTCAACTTTTGTATTTTCGAAAGATAATGGGTCTTGCTCGCGAGTATCTACAAGAATAGGTAACTTAGAAACATCAGTTGATTTAAAAGCTTCAGGTAAATTTTTATTAAATAATGGTTCAATATTCAATAATTTACAAGCAGCAGTATATGAGTTAAAATATTTTTTATATATATTTAAACTCGGCATATTTAATGTAATCAATTCATTATGAAATGGAGCAAAATGATAACTTTTTTCATCAACTCTTTTCTTCAATAATTCAAGGCATTTTGATTTTACAACTTCTGCGTTATTTGATTGTTCCCATTTAAGAAATTCAGAATAATCAATGAATTCAGTTTCAAAGTATTGTTGTTTATTCTTGAATGGAATTTGTTGACGATAATATAATGAATAACGTGGAAAATACTTACAATAATATTCTGCTTGATAAAGATTATGCTTCTTCAAGTGAGCATGAAAAGCTCTATCATTATTAAAAGACTCGCTACATATTTTACACTGAATCATATAGCATCTTCTTTAGAAATTCCTAAAATTCTAGCTTTCCATGAAGACATATTTTCTAATCTATCAGCTTCTTCTTTTATTGTTCGTTTTTGCATGTCAGCGATTTGCAGCATCATTTTGCGTTCTTGTTCATCTTGGAAAAGTTCTACTAAATTAAGTATGGAAGCGTTCTTTTGTTGATGTTGCTCTACGCGTTTTG